TCTGCCTTGACCTTGGCTAGGGCTGCCTTGGTTGCGTGGATGCCCCTGATCATCAGCCCACCCACACGGCCATGCTGCGGTTCATGAGCACCTCGTCCACCTCAGGGATGCCGGTGGGCCGGCTGGTGCCCACCCCCGCGAACGTGGGACCGCGCACGTCCACGCCCCCGGCGATGGCCTCTGCCGGGAGGCCGAGCTGATCCCCGAGAAGCCTGTACTGGATGGCGCGGAGTGCGGCTTGGCGAAGTTCTAGGTCCGGCTCGTCCGCTCCGTATTCGTACTGGATCTCAACGTTACGCACGGCATCGCCGAAGGAGCCCACATCGCGCACCACCCGTCCAGTTGGATAGAGCGCCCACGTCGCGGTCCCGGTCTGGGCAACCCCGGCATCCTTGCAAGCCAGGATGGCGCGGGGTTCGATATGGCTTAGCCGAATCGTGTCGGTGCCGTCACCGTCCAGCTTGTCTAGCGCAAAGCGGGGGACGAGGGCGCGCCCACAGAAGCTCTCGGCGAAGTCCTCGAACCACTGGCGGGCCTCCTCCAGAAGCGGATTGGGGAAGGCCCCGGTGTCAGCCAGACCCTTCATCGCCCGGATGTCTGCAATGGCTGCATAGAAGGCACCGACGATTTCCGCATGCGATGTCAGCTTCTGAACCACCCCGCCGAATGTTCCGGTCCAGACGAGGGTGAAATACTCCAGGTTGGCCTGGGGGGCCAGCACGTATCGGTAGACGCCCGTTGATGGGTTGGAGGTGGACGCGCCCGTTGCAAACGCAGTGCCGTCGGCTCGGGTGATGTCTACGGTGACTGCTCCGTCGGCGTTGGTCAGCACCCCGCCCACATAGAACGGCTGGTCGAGGGGAACCTGCGTGTTTCTGAGGGCACGGGGGATTGCCATTGGTGCTAGCTTCCGAAACTGGTCACGCTCGGGTCACCCTCCATGCGGGCACCGACAAGCGGATTCCCCTCGAAACTGGTAGAGACCGACGGATCTCCTTCGTCGAGGAAGATGAGCTCTATCCCGGAGTTGATGACGGTAATATCGGTCGCTCCGCCCCAGGTGATAACGCCAGGGGTGATGCCCACCTGCATCTTCAGTGGCGTCGTCTGCCCGGCCCATGTAATAGCACCCGGCACCGGGGTGATGGAGTGGACCAGGGTGATGGTGGACCCGGCCCACGTAACCGCACCGGGGACGACCGCTACGGCGAACTTGAGCGGGAGTGCCTGTCCGGTCCATGTGATGGCTCCGGCAACATCGACATTGATAACAACGGGGCCGGTGATTTGTAGCGTGATATCGGTGGCCCCAGACCAAGTGATGGCACCCGGGGTGACGCCAATGCTGGTGATGAGGCCTACCGCCTGGCCAGACCAAGTGATGTTCCCGGCAACCACGCCGATGCTAGTGGTGAGACCAACCGCCTGGCCGGTCCAGGTGATTCCGCCGGCCGTGGCGGCGATGCTGGTCTTGAGTCCCAGGGCTTGCCCAGCCCAGGTGACCTGGCCGGGCGTATCGACGGTTATGACAACATCGCCGCCTGCGGTGGTGGGGACCGGTGCCTGATACCACCAGGCTCCAGGGCCGGCCATTACGTCATCCGAGAGATGCGGGCGGAGAACGCCCGGTCAGTCCCCGCGATCTTCTGGAGCGTCATGTCCCAACTGTTCCCCAGCATCAGGAACGGGGTCACAAAAACCTCTGACTGGACACCCTTGATCGTGGCCTTGAAAACCAGCCTCTCATTTGCCGCGTCAGCGTCAAGAACCCGCTCGTAGATGCGGATCGCATACTCTTCAGTCTTTGTCATGTTGGCGCGATCATCGACCCAGAGCTGATAGACACCATCATCGGCCTTACCGCTACCCGCTGCGTAGGTGGCGTTGAATGGGATCGAGTATTCGGTTGCCGTGATCGTCACATCGTCGATTGTGAGGAACTCGATCGTGAGTGCCATCAGGCCAATCTTTCTATCTGGAACGTCTCCCTCGTCCGCCAAGTGTGCCCATTCACACACGTCGCGTTGAGGGTGATACCCATGTGGATGTGGTCACCCACCTCGGTATCGGTCCCGGCCTCACCGACCCGAACGTAGATGGGCAACGCGAGAACCTCGCCGTCGATCGGACAGAGAAGATCTCCGCGCGCCATCAGCTCACCGCGTAAATCACGCCGTTGTAGTTGCCCGCATCGAGCGTTCCGCTGCCCGAGAACCGCATCGCCAATCGCGTACCAGAAGGCACGTCCGCGTAGATAGGGAGAGGAGGCCAGGGGCCGTTGCCTGTTTCGTCCGAAGCTATACCAAATGCCCAATGGCCGATTTCTTCTTCTGTAGCCGCCCCTACCCCGATGGCCGCTACATAACTGAGGCCGCCCTTTGTGGTGTCAAGGCCAGTCTGAAATCCAGGGAGGAACGCGAAATGGTCCTCTGTCGTAGCCGCGACGATCTCTGTGAAGGACCCAGCCGCACCCGATGCACCAGGGACGATTGTCGTCCCAAAAGGTACCGTACCGATCCCGTATGTAACGACCTTACGTCCTACCTTGAATGGCGGCATGGCGTCTCCCCCGTGCAACGTGATTGCCAAGTTGAACGCTGTGCTGACCCTCTGACCAGCAGCCCGTGCTGAAATCCTTGTCCCTGCCGGAATGTAAAGAGGGAAGGTGTAAATTCGACCCGCTGCATGATCAGTGGTCGCGTTCCCGCCGAACAGATCGGGAATGATGATTTCTTCTGTCGCGGCCCCTGTCATTATGTCGACACATAGCTGGGAGTCGTTAGCCGCGAGTGCGTATCCGTGAATCCAAACATCGATCAAGTAGGCATCGAACACAGTCGAGGCGATCAACTGGACAACTGCCCCCTTTACAGGAGCTGTCGCCCCGGTGGTTACCGAGTTCCCAGGGGTAGCATCACCCACCGTGTTCAGTGTTGTCTCCCTAAGGAGCCGACCTTCCTGGGGGACCCAGAGCACCTTACGCCTACGTCACCGTTGCGGTGAACAGCCCAGAGGCGCCAGTGGTGATGGTGAACGTGTTGCCCGGGGTGATGGTCTGAGCGCCGGCGTCGATGTAGCCGTAGAGCGGTTTGATTGGGGGGCCGACCGCCACCGTGTCATCGTGAAACACGCAGTACCGAAACACCAGGTCGGCGGTGACGGCAGTCCAGGTAACCGTGGTGTCATCCATGTCAAACGTCGTGATGTTGCCCGTGGCGTTGTAGACCACCGTCTTGCCGGCAATGGCGATGCCGTTGGCCGTATAGCCATTGGCCGTGCCCAGTTCGTTCGTGGCATCGGCGAAAGCCTCGTTGGTATCGATGTTGGGCACATAGGTTGAGGTGTGGAGGGTGACGCGGATGGCATTGGTCAGGTAGTCCGACATGCCGACATCGCCCGAAGCCTCACCCCCGAGGATGTTGGCGGCGAACTTCCCATAGAGCTGCATTGTCGAGATAGGTCATCGCCTCCTAGAGGAACGCATCCGCTGTCAGGGTGACGTTGGTGTTCGCCGAGTAGACGAGCTTCAGATATCGGAATGGGATGAGCTCCTGAAGCAGGTAGGACGTTGTCACCGCCGTGGTGATCGTGATTGCCGTTAGCACGAAGGTCCGAGGCGTTGCCACCAGGGAATAGGGGACGTTGAACCAAGCCACGCCGTCCACCGAGCCCTGGATGTTCACAGTCACCGTTGGCGTGGCACCGATGGCCGAAGTAATGACGACCGCGCCCCCGAATTCCCGTCGGCCACGGTAGGCGATGTTAGTGCTGTCACCGTTGCCCGTCTGAGCGGTCGAGAGGTTGACTGAATTCTCTACGCCCATATGGAGAACAGCCATTACTTACTCACCTTCTTGCCCCGCGTCAGAGTCACCTCGGCGGTTTCGGTCGCAACCGTGCGCGACTCGGCCTCAATGAGCTCGGCATAACCAGCCGCAACCAGCCATCCTGCCGCAGGCTCTTCAACCTCGACATCGTCTGCGCCCTTGGTATCAATCCCCGCTGCCACAAACGCCGAGGGATAGAGCACTCGGACTTTGACCTTCGCCATCTGCTCTCCTTCCCGGCAGGGGGAGGGCCGGAGCCCTCCCCCAATCCGAGCCCTCTTATGTGGCCGAGTTGCGGTAGAACTTCACCGCGCCAGCTGCGCCGTTGATGAGCTGCTTGCTATCCGTCCGCAGGCTCGTGCGGTAGGTGACCAGGCCAGTCGAGAACGCGAAGTCATCTGAACGGTCGAAGTTGACCGTGTTGACATCGCGGAACGCGAAGTAGGCCGAGAAGTCGCCGAACGCGATCGAGTAGGTGTTAGCCGCCATGGCCGCAACGTTCGGGTCGGTGACGACCGGACGACCGAAGATCGTGTCCGGTGCTCCCGCCTGCAAGCCGGGCTGCCAGATGAAGTTACCCAGCCCAGTACCACCAGTGTCATCGCGGATCTTGCGGATAAACGCGGCCGTCAGGTCGTTCATAACCCAGAAGCCGCGCGCACGGTATCCCGAGACGACCGAGTGGAACAGGTCGATCAGGTCGTTGGCGATGACCGTCAGCGTCTGGCCGACGGCACCCGTCTTGCCAGCCGTGGGGGCGTTAGCGATCCCCTCCGGCTGCGCAGTCCCGGTGCCGGTGACGTTGTAGGCACTAGTCGAGACCCCGATCGCAAGGCCCGCCGCCCTGGCAAGGTAGCCGGTCAGGTCAACGGCCGAATCTGAGATGAGCTCGGTGGAGACCTGGTCCAACTTGCCGAACTTGTAGGCAGCCATAGAGACCTGGCCGAATGCCACATCGCTTTCCAGGAATGCCCCGGCCTCGGCCACCAGCGTGGCAACGCCGTGTGATGTGGTCTTCGGAACGAGGACGGCCTCGCCCGTGTTCGTGGTGAAGACCTGTGCGTTGGTCCGGCGGACCCCGTTATTCTCGATCAGGTGCTCCTGAAGCGTATTCACGAACCCGGTCGGAACCGTGAAGCCACCGGCCGTGGTCACGGCCTTGGTCAGGTCGTGATACTCCAGCCTGCCGTCCTTGTTGGGATTGGCCGCCAGTGAGTCAAATCGGATCTGAAGGGTCTTCGGTGCCCATACCTCGGCATCCGGAAGACCGGCCCTCAGCCAGTTGCGGATGCGCTCATTGAGCGATTGCTCGCTGGTCTCTAGGACCCTGGGATCACGGACGACCTTCTCGAACCGCTGACGCTGCTCGTCCAGCTGCCTGTCGTTCTCTTTCAGGGTGAGCAGCTGGTCGATCCGCTCGCCCTTGGTAACGAATTCCTTATCCAGCTCTTCCCACTTGGCCTTGTCCTCGCCGGACTCCGTACCGTCGATGTTGGCCTCCATATTGGCCATCAACTCGGTCTGCTTCGCCCGGATGCCAAGGCGGTCGTCATGAAGCTTTTGGATCAGTTCCTGAATTTCCATCTGTCCTCTCCCTAGTGCGCAGCCATACGTAGCGCCTCAACTTTGAGCTCCGCGTCGTGTGCAAGCCCTAGGCGCTCTAGCTCTCGCATCCAGGTGAGACGGGCCTCGTCGAGGGTGCTTTCGCGGACCTCGGCCGAGGGTGGCTCGGACTGGTGCTTTGTCAAAGATGTCTCGTCTGTCACGTCCTTTTCGAGGTCAACCGCCAGGGCGGCTAGGGAATGCAGCGTGGCAACGGCCCCCTCGTTCGCCGGGAAGGTCACGGGGCCGAACTCCCAGAGCTTCAATTCTTCGAGATATCGCTCGCTGCGGTCATCGTTGAAGCTCTCCTGGATCGTCTCGAACTGGATGGACATGGCCCGCAGCGCCCCGGATGCCAGGGCTGCGCGGATGTTCTCGTTGTCCGGCCCATCGTGCAGCTCGACCTGTGCCTTCAGTCCGCGCTTGTCCTCATGCAGATCCTTGATAGTGCCGATGGGCAGCTCCCCGTAGCGGCTATCGTGGCCGTGATTGAACAGAACCTGGACTTGGTCCAGGTTGTTCTTCAGTGTCCTGGCGAACGCCCCCGGCCTGACGAATGTAGTCTGGGGATGACTCCGCGTTCCCGATTCGATGGGATAGTTGAATGCCGAGGCATAGCCCTCAAGCATCCGGCCCCTGGTTTCAACCTGGGCTAGCTCTCGGGGAATGTTTGCGATCAGGCGTTCTCTCATGCTGCTGCACCTCCGTCTTCTACTGGTGCGGGCGGGACCGGGATGGGCGCCTTGGGCTCCTTCGTCCCCCCAGCGGTCAGGATTTCCTCGTTCATCGGGACCAGGTAGCGGTCGCCTCCGGGGACTGGCGGCTCGTCCAGGAGCGCCCGGACCTCGTTGCGACTGCGGATGCCGTTCAGCACCTGCTTGACCAAAACTTCGGTCTGTGTCGCAGTGTCAGCCCGGAGCAGGCTGCTGAGATTGAGTTTCACGAATTGCCCTCGTGGCGTTAGCTGCGAGAACGAGTCCTCTAGGCGGTCGATGTGGGGCTTGAGCACCAAGCGGACGAACCCGGTCGCCTGTGCCTCGATGCCCGTCCCCCAAGATGTGTTCTTCTCCTCAAGCCCGACCATGTGCGCCGGCACGCCGTAGAAGCGAGCGATGTCCTCGACCTGGAATTTCCGAGTTTCCAAGAACTGCGCATTCTCTGGGGTAACCGAGATGCTCTGCCACGTCGCCCCGCCGGTCAGGATTCCCGGCCTATGTGCCTTGTCCGAGCCGGAATGCGCGGCTTCCCAGTTCTCTCGGATGAGGTCGATATTCTCCTTCGATTTCGGTTGGCCAGGTCCGGCGGGCGGAAGCTGAATCACGCCGGACATCTGCTGTCCAGTCCCGAAGAACTTGGAGCCGAACTTCTCCGACACCAGCCCGAGGCCGATGGACTGCCGGGCCAGGTCGAGTGGGCTCAGACCACGGAGACCCCCAGCAGAATTCAGCCTGATGTGCAGTACGTCGCCCACCGGATTAGAGGGCGAGAATCGCGTCAGATGAGTGCTACCCTCCCACACGAAATCAATCGCTCCGTTCGTCCGGCGCACGTCGATACTCCGTGGGTTCAGCGTCCACAGCTCCATCGGAAACCCAAGCGTGTCCCGGGCGGTGATGAGCACGAATGCATTGCCATCCATGAGCAGGGACTCCACCACCCGCTCAGCGAATTCAAACCACGTCGATTCGGGATTCGGCGTCTCTATCCAGGCCGGTGTCCTATCGACGGGCTCACGGATCGTGCCGCGCTTGCGCACAATGTCGAGCGGCAGCCCGGCCAGGGTGCCGGAGATCAACTGAATGCAGCGGTACACCACCGAAAGGCGTAGCGCCCCCTCCTGTGAGACGAGGACGCCCGCGTGAACGGGGTCGCCGATGTCCTGTCCGGTCCCCCAAAGCTTCATCTTGTCGATGCTGTGGCGCTCGCCCTTCTGCCACCCCAGGCCTTCGCGGAAGTTAAAGTGGAGTCCCATCAGAGGGCCACGAATGCCGGGGGTTCAGAGGGAACCTGCGTGGCCTCATGAGCAGCCATCGCCACGGCGATGAGGCCAACCGTTTGCGCGGTGGCATCCAATTGCCAGCCGACCGTTGTCTCCTTGGTCTGGCCGGCCAGCACCTGTGCCCGGAGCTCGGGGTCGCCATCATGTTGGAGCAGGCCAGCGGAGATCAATCGCCAGAGCGTGGACGTGGCCTGGACAAGCCGCTTGGGCCTCTGCGGGCGGTCATCCATTGGCAAGCCGGCCTCGATGAGAAGATCCGCCGAACGGCCGAACTGGTCATTGTCATAGGCGATGAGCTGCACGTCATATCGGTCGCAGATCCGCCGCAGGGCGAACTCGCCTTCCCGCAACGCCACTCGTCCGCCAGCCGGCGGGGGAAGGTATTCCATACGCACGGCGACCCGCTCCTCGCCCCGGGGGGCCACGATCCCGATACCGATTCCAGCTCCCACGCGGATCGCCACGTACACCTGGTCCCCGTCGGCTACATTGCCGAGCTCAGCCCTACGCATGTCCCAGGCGGGCGGGTCAAGCCACGGAGCCTCGCCCCCGGTCCAGACATTGCAGGCAAAGCGCGCCCACTGGGCGGGGGTCATGGAGCTGTCATCCCGCCGCAGCCGGAGTGCCTTGATCGTCAGGGCTTTACGTGGATTGGCCTGCTTGACCAGTTCCAGATTTCGCAGGTCGTCGGTGTCAGCTAGGGCGTATTCGTGCCAGGCCAGGGACTCTAGGCAGGCGTAGTAGTAGACGCCGTCCCGCCGGAAAGATCGGTGGTTGTGGGCCGCGAGTCTCATCTGACCCAGGGGCGACTTCTCCGAGGAACCCGCCGTGGAAATGGTGACCATCTGGCCAGTGCGTTTGACGATGCCATCCCGGAAGATGCCGTAGAGGTCGGTGCGGGTATGCCGGTGGAGCTCGTCGATGAGGCCCAGCGTGAAGATCAGGCCGTCGATCTTGTCCACGTCCGAGGCGATGACCCGGATACGGCCCCTACCGTCCCGCCGACGAATCTCCCGCTGGTGGACGTAGAGCTCATCTTTGATCGAGGACCGGATGACGAGGCCGCGGGCCTGGTCCAGCAGGATGGCCGCCTGGTCCCTTGAGGCCGCCGCGATGATGACCTCGGCGTCCAGCGTGGTAAGCAGGTGGTACAGCGCCAGACCAGCTAGCAGGGTCGTCTTCCCGTTGGCCTTGGGAATAACGATGACCGTCTGAGGCACCCCGGCGAAGAAGTCCCCCAGGATGCGGGCCTGGAAGGGCTCCAGATCGAACGGCTTCCCGTTATCAAGCACCAATCCACGACAGAACGCCCGGAAGGCTGCGAATCCGGTCCGATTCTTCCCGGCGCGCGCGGTTTGGCCTGACG